ATGACAAACACCTATGCAGGTTTAGATACCGATATTTCTAATGAAGCGTTACGTTCTGGATTTATAGGAACTTTATTTGGTGTACCAGTATTTGAAACAGCAAATATGGCTAACACAGGTACAGCAGGTGACTATAAGGGTGCTATGTTCCACAGGGACGCTCTAGGATTAGCAATGATGCAAGACCTTAAAATTGAGGTTCAAAGAGATGCTAGTTTGAGGGCAGATGAGATTGTAGCAACGGCAGTTTATGGTGTTGGAGAACTACAGGACAGCTATGGTATAGAAGTACTAGCAGATTCATCAATCCAGTAATTAACTTAACCTATGGGGTGGGAAACCACCCCTATACATACAGGATTATTTATGCAAACGATAAAATTAGAAAGAAATGGTAAGGTAGTGGTTCGGTCGAAAGATAGTTATGAAATGAATAAAGAAAATTTTGATTTAAGGGGTTTTAAAGAAGCGTCTTCAAAGCCTAAAACAGAACCAAAAGCAGAAAAAAAACCAGAAACAAAAAAGGATGAATAATGGCTACATCCGAATTTGCAGTTGCTAACAGTAATCTTCAAAAGATACAGCCAGATATTCTAGGGTTTGGTGTTACGGATTTTGGTGACCAACTACAATTTGCTGAAAATGATGTTCTAAGGCGTATAAGAGAAGAATGGTGGGAAAGATACAGGCATCAAGTCAGATACAAGGACATAACAAAGATAACATCGGTAGAAATGACCAATAGCAAGCTGACTAACTCACAATGGACGCAATCAGTTGTTTATTTGACCTTATGGAAATATGTTTATCCTATTTTGACCAAATGGCGTGACCCAGACACAGGGGAGGGGAAAGATACCTTTCAAGTGCAGATTGATTTCTATAGAGATAGATACGAAGAAGAATTTCAAGCTATTCTTAGAGATGGTGTAGAGTATGATGAAGATGGTGGTGGTACAGTATCCGACTCAGAAAAAGAAACCCTACATTATTTGAGATTAGTTAGATAATGGCAGTTGATGTAAAAGTTAACGTCAATTCTATTGGTGTTACTAATCTATTGAAGAACATAGGTAGGAAACAAAAGGCGGTCATACAGAAATCATTGAACAGGGTTTCTAATATGGCGGTTCTTATGATTACCAAGCGAACACAGTCTGGTAAGTTACCAGATGGCGGTCAAATGAGGGCATACGCTAAAGGCACAGTAAAAAGCCGTAAAAAAAGGGGTAGGCAAACAGGTTTCGTAGACCTAACGGATACAGGCAAGATGTTTCGTAGCTTAGATTTCAAAACAGGTGGTTTAAAAAGCACATTATTTTTCTCAAACATGGAAAGAGCAAAGATAGCCAGTTATCACGACACATTTGGGGTAGGTAAAAGGCGTATAACAAGACCATTCTTTGCAATAGGAAATAAAGAAGAAGATAAGTTAAAAGCAGAGTTTGCGAGTTTTTATTTTAAAGAAATGCGGTTATGAGCAAAAGAGAAAACATAGCGAGTGACATAATTACAAAGCTAGATGCGGTTAGTAGTCCTATTGAGTTCAAAAAGATTACAAGAGAACCCTTTGAGGTAGAAGAACTAAGTGATGCTCAATTTCCTGCTATGTTTATTCAATCTGGTGATGAAACAAGGGAAGTATCTAGTATAGGTGACACAGGTGCAGGAACATATAGGGGAACGATAGACTTTCTCATTGTGGCTTTTGGCAAAGGTACAAGCACCAATATAGACACAGTAAGAAACCAAATTATAGAAGTTGTTGAAGAAACTTTAGATAATGATATAACTAGAAATGGTAATGCTATAGATACTCAGATAATCGAAGCATCTACGGACGAGGGTACAATATACCCTTATGGTGGAGTACGAATAACAGCAAGGGTAATATATGAATTTACTAGAGGGAGTGCATAATGGCTAAAAATGTGACTATGAAAAAAGGCGAAAGTATTATAAAATGCGTTGAAGACCATATAGAACATTTTGAAAAAAATGGTTATAAGGTACATGACGAAAAGGCGGTTGTTAAAAAAGTCGAAAAACCTAAAGAAGAAAAGGAGTAAAAAATGGCTACACATCACGGAAAAGAAGGGGTTGTTCATGTTGGGGGTACTGCGGTCGGTAACGCAACAGGCTTCACCATAGATACAACACACGATGTTGTTGAGGATACAGCGTTAGGTAGTTCAATGAAATCATATTTAGTTGGCAGGGGTACATTCACCGCTTCCATAGATATGAACTTTGATGAAACTGATTCTGGTCAAACAACATTAGTACAAGGTGCGAGTGCTAGTTTTGAGTTCATGCCAGAAGGAAGTGCATCTGGAGATAGAAAGTTTTCTGGTACTGGAATTGTAACTGGAATGTCTGTTGGTGTTACCTTAGATGGCGTGACAACCAGAACTGTTTCTTTACAAGGTAATGGTGGGTTGACCATCGGAACAGTCTAAAATGTCAGATTCATCGATTGACTATTTTGATGGTATTCGTGACCATTTTAGTCAGCTAGACACACAGATTATTGAAGTTCCAGAGTGGGGTTTGACTGGCGATAAAGCTATTCATACCAAGCCTTTCAATATGCTTGAGAAACAAAAGATATTCAAGGGTGCTACGAATACTGATTTGCTTGTACTCATTGACGTTATTATTGAAAAAGCCTTAACGAAAGATGGCGATAAGATGTTTAACGCCAAGCACATTCTAGCCTTCAAGACTAAAGCTGACACAAATGTAATTGCAGACGTTGCCACAAAGATAATGGGAACAGGAAATGAAGATATTGAGGATTATAAAAAAAACTAAAGAATGACGCAGAGTTGCATAATATCTTTGGTTTAGCCGAAAAGCTACACAAGACAGTTTCCGAAATCTTGCAAATGTCAGTTGAAGAATTTAATATGTGGATTGCTTATTTTCAAATCCAACATGACGAAAGAGAACGAGAACAACGACTAGCAAAGGCAAGTAGATAAGTGGCAACAAAACAAGTAAATATAGACATTATAGCGAAGGATAAAACCCGACAAGCTATGCGGTCAGCTTCTTCTGGTCTTAACAATTTAAAAAAGTCTGTTTTTAGTCTACAAACTGCTCTCATAGGAATAGGCGGTACACTTGTCGCAAAAAGTTTTCTTGATACCGCAAGGGAAACGGAAAGGCTACAAGTACGATTTAAGTTTCTATTTGACGATGTTAGAGAGGGTGAAAAAGCCTTTAGAGGTCTGACAGAATTTGCAAGCAAAGTTCCTTTTAGCCTAGAAGAAATACAACGAGGAGCAGGAAGTTTGGCGGTCGTTTCTCAAAGTGCAGAAGAAATGAATAGACTACTGGCTATTACTGGTGATTTAGCGGTTGCATCTGGCTTAGACTTTCAAACAACATCCGAACAATTACAAAGAGTATTCTCAAGTGGTATTGCATCAGCAGAACTTTTTAGGGAAAGAGGTGTTAGTCAAATGCTTGGGTTTGAAGCAGGTGTTTCGGTAAATGCTGAAAAGTCAAAGCAACACATAATAGATATTTTTGAAGAGGGTAGTAAATCATTTGTTGGTGGGAGTCAAGTAATGGCAGACACCTTTGATGGTGTTATTTCTATGATTGGCGATAAAGTAAGGCTTTTTAAACAAGATGTAATGGATGCAGGGCCATTTGAAGCGTTAAAAGCGTCAGCACAACTTTTAGATAACGCATTAGTCAAAAACTTTGGAAGTATAGAAAAATCAGCCGAAGCTATAGGGGAAGCAGTAGTAACAGCAACAATGAAAACTATTTTGTTTGGTGCAAGTGTCATTGATGCTTTTAGACCCACATTCGCTTTCATAGGGGGTTCAATTGTTAACTTAGTTAATTCAGTTAGAAGTTTACCTTCACCTATTCCAGAAATAGGTTTGCTTGGCTTTTTAATGCTTGGAACAAAAGGTAAATTAGCGGTTACTGGAATAGCGATGGCAAAAAAAGAACTTGATGAACTACCAAAAACGCTAAACCCTTCCCTTGCATTGAGTTTAAGGCTTGGAGAAATAATGGCAGGTTTAGCAGGTATTGAAATGTCAACGTCTACAAAAGACTTAAATGAAGCAATGAAAAAAACAGCAGAAACGGCAGGTTCTACGTTAGTTCCACCTTTTGAAGAATTTAACGGACATTTAAATAACTCAATTGAAAGTGGGGGTGATTTAGAAAAAAAATTAGCAGAAATCTTTAAAAAAATTAACGAGCAAAGAGAAGCAACGAAAAAACTAAAAGAAGAAGAAACACTTAGAGCTTCAGCAGTTGAAGCAGTTCAAACAGCTCTAGCAATTTCGCATGAAAAAACAACAAAGGCAATCGGAGATGAAACGAAAGCAGTTATGACACTTGCACAAGCTAGAGAGGGAGCTATGAAAGCTGTTCAAGATGCTTTATCAGCTTCAGCACTACCATCTATCGACACAGGGTTATTCTCAAACTTTTCTAAGGGTTTCAAAGAGGTTGCGGATTCACAAAAACAAATGTTTACACAAATGAGGGAAATGGGTGCATCAACATTTGATAAACTTAAAACATCACTCACCGATTTTGTAATGACAGGTAAACTAAGTTTCGCTGATTTAGGAACTTTTGTAGTTCGGTCAATGGTCGATATGCTCATAGGTGAAGCGATAAAGAACGCCTTGAAAGGGTCTATGGCTATGTTCAAAGCAGATTCAATTAAGAAAGCCTTTATTAGCTTATACGAGGGTGCAATGAAAACTTTTGCTTCTATACCCTTCCCATTCAATATAGGTGCAGTTGGGGGTGCTTTAGCTTTTGGTGCAGGTCTAATAAATAAGATAAAAGGGTTTGAAAAAGGTGGTAGACCGCCAGTTGGACAACCAAGTATCGTAGGTGAAAAAGGTGCAGAACTCTTTGTGCCAGACCAAGCAGGTACAATAGTACCAAACGACAAACTAGGCATGGGGAAACAAGTCACAGTAAATTTCAATATTAATACAGTAGACGCTAGAGGGTTCAACGAATTATTAGTAAATAGCAGGGGTGTAATAGTGAACCTTATTAATAGTGCTATGAACGAAAAGGGTAAGATGGCGGTCGTATGAGTGGAGCTTTACCAAAAACAGATTTTACAGCTATCAATATCAAGAGCAATCAAAGGACTTTGTTTAGCGAAACAGATAGCGGAAAGACATTTAGAAGACAAGTGCAGGGTCAACGCTTTAGTTTTACTCTTTCATATCCTCCCATGACTAGAGCAGACTTTGCACCTGTGATGGCGTTTATAATGAAGCAGAGAAACAGAAAAGATAATTTTACAGTTACCTTCCCAAGCTATCTAAACGCACAGGGCAACGAAACAGGCACTTTGTTGGTTAATGGTGTTCATGCGGTTGCTGATACCACAATAGCTATAGATGGGTTCGGTGCTGATGGAGCAGGGCGATTAAAAGCAGGTGATTTTATAAAGTTTGCACACAGTAAGGTTTATATGGTTGTCGAAGATGCAACGTCATCTAGTAATGCGTCAACAGTCACAATAGAACCGCCTTTAAGAGAAGCTCTAGCCAATGATAGTGCGGTTACTTATGATTCAGTACCTTTTACAGTTCATCTAACGAGTGACGTTCAAGAGTTCGCAACAGGTCAGAACGACAAGGATGGAAACTTATTATTTAACTATGAGTTTGATGTAATAGAGAGTTTGTAAATGGCTAGAGGTCTAACAAGTGCAGTAAAAACAGAACTAGCCACAGGAAATATTGAACCAGTATTATTAATAGAGTTAGGTTTTGGAACGCCAGTATATCTAACAAATGCTAGTTTTGACATTGCATCAAGCGTTTCTGGAACATCAAGAACATACGCATCAAACGGACATTTTAGAGGTATAACAGGGATTAGCGAAACTAACGCACCTTCAAAAAATAGTCTTATTGTCAATCTTTCTGGTGTTGACCAAACCTATATATCAATAGCACTAAACGAAAACATCATTAACGATAACGTATTCATCTACAGGGGGTTTTTAGATGCAAACCTTGCACTCATAGCAGACCCATTTCTTTTGTTTTATGGAACAATAGATGAATATAAGATTACGGATACTACAAAATCAGCGAGTATCAATCTCACAGTTACATCACATTGGGGTAATTTTTCAAAACAAAGTGGGCGAACAACGTCAGACAACTCACAAAAAAGGTTTTTTAGTAGTGATAAAGGCATGGAATTTTCCGCTTTAACTGTAAGCGACATTAAATGGGGTCGAGTATGAGTAGCGTTCATTTGTATCAAGCAGAAAAGAAAGACGTTCAAAATGTCTATGATTTGCTAATTGAGTTCAAAGAATTTGATTTAAAAGATGCCAGATTACCAGACGTAGACAAAGACAAAGTAACAAATTGTATCAATGCAATATTAAAAAAAGGTAAGATAATACTGGCAAAAGATTTAGATACAAAGGAACTTATGGGGTTGTGTATGTTTCACAAATCAGAATATTGGTTCAGTAAAGACCAACTAATGAATATTCATGTTCTTTATATAAAACAAAAATATCGAAATTTTAAATTAGTAAAAACAATTATTGATTCGGTTAAAAACGTATCGGAAGGGTTGCCGATAGTCCTTTCTATAACGTCTGGATTGCATATAGACCCTGTATTTGAAAAGTTAGGATTTGAAAACATGGGTAGTAATTGGAGATTGCTATAAATGTGTGATTTTAGTTTTGTAGGCGATTTTATTGATGACGTTGGCGATTTTATCGGTGATGTAGTTGATGTTGTCGTAGATGTAGTTGAGGACGTTGTAGGGTGGCTAATACCGCAACCAGATATTCCAGAGTTCGGTGATGACTTTGCAGAACAGCAAGCACAGGGGATATTAGTCAATAAATTTAGGGCAAACGCTTCTATTCCTGTTGTATATGGTACAAGAAAAGTGGGTGGCAATGTTGTATTCTTAGAAACATCTGGTACAGACAATCAGTATCTTTATATGGCTTTGGTTCTAAGTGAAGGGGAAATAAACAGCGTAGAAACGTTATTTGTAAACGAAAATCAAGTAACTCTTAGCGGAGCATTGACCGATGGCACACAAAGAACAGTAGCTAGTTCAGATTCAAACTTCTTTGCAGATGCTAGTTTAATCACAGTAGAAGCA